GGTGCAGAAGACGTAGCGATGGCGGAGCAAGCCACTGAGTTTATGCAGCATGAATTTGCTAGGCTAAATGGTTACCGCGTTTTAAATGACGCTTTCCACGACGCGTTAATTAAAAAGCAAGGCATCGTGAAAGCATATTGGAAGACAACGCCACGCGCAGAAATTCACACTTACACAGATTTATCTGATGACGAGTACACTTTTCTGGTGTCTGACGATGACGTTACCATTCTTGAGCATACGATGGAAATGTCACTATCAATGGACGAAATGGGTATGGAAGTTGAGATGCCATCCCACAGTGTCAAGCTTAGTCGGCAGGAGGAAGACGGCGAGTTAGTAATTGAAAGCATACCGCCGGAAGAGTTTTTTATAGATAGATCCGCGCGTATGTTATCCGACGCCTACGTGGTGGCGCACCGCACAGAAATGCGCGCCGGAGATGTAATCGAAATGGGCTTTGACCCTGAAGTGGTTACAAAGCTTGATAGCTTTGATAGCGGCTCAGAAATGACTGAGGCTGAAACATACGAGCGCCAAGGTTTTAGCAATGATTTTGACGAAGACGAGCAAGACCCGTCAATGAAAAATGTGACAATTACGGAAGCCTATATGCGCATAGATGTGGACGGAACTGGAATACCAGTTTTACACAAAATAATATGCGGCGGTACGGGTTACGAAATGCTTGATTTTGAGCAGTGTGATGAGTTGCCGTTTGCCAAAATGGAGATTGACCCAGAGCCACACACTTTTTACGGCAAGTCATTAGCTGATTTAATCATGGATGACCAAGACGCAGCTACTTCAATAATGCGTGGCATTTTAGATAACGTAGCAATGACGAATAACCCAAGAATTGGTATTATCAGTGATTCGGTAAACATAGACGATGTGCTAAATAATGAAATTGGCGCCATTGTCAGAATGCGTACCGCTGGCGCAGTGCAAGACTTGTCAGTGCCATTTGTTGCCGGACAGACACTGAGCGCGCTCACTTACTTAGACAGTGTAGTAGACCAGAAAACAGGTGTTACGCAGAACGTAGCCCTAAACCCTGACGCCATGCAGTCAACAACCAAGGCTGCTGTGCAGGCGACTGTAGAGGCTGCCGCTGGTCAGGTTGAGGTTATGGTGAGAAATCTTGCCGATGGGGTTAAAGACCTATTCGGAATAATGTTGAGATTAATGAGCAAGAACGTAGACGAAGAAAAGATGATGAGAATGAATGGTATGTTCGTTCCCGTTGACCCACGCGTTTGGGATCAGTCTATGGACGTTGCCATTAATGTGGGTCTTGGCACTGGGCGCGAGGCGGAAAAGGTTGCCGCGCTGGGCCAAGCCCTGCAAATGCAAACGATGGTGTACCAAACCTACGGCCCGCAGAATGGTTTAGTTTCACTAACAAACATTAGAAACACATTGGCGGATCAATTAAGTGTTTCCGGCATACGCAATGCTGACAGATATTTTGCGCCAATAACGCCAGAGATTGAGGCGCAAATGCTGCAAATGCAGCAGCAGGCGCAAGCCCAGCAGGGGCAAGCATCCGATCCAAACGCTGCATTCTTGCAGGCAGAGCAAATGAAGGCTCAGTCTAAGATGCAATCAGACATGGCCAAGCTGCAACTTGACGCACAAAAAGCTGCTGCCAGCGACGATTTGAAGCGAGATCAAATGGCGCAAGATCTTCTGGTAGACGCCGCAAAGGTTTACGGTGAATACGGAACTGCGGTAGACGTTGCTAGGATACAAGCGGAGCAAGATAAAATGAGAATGATTGGCGGAATGGCTCAAGGCCAGCAGCCACAATGAGTACGGGAATCCGCATAGAAGCTGATGAAGCGCGCCGTTTAAAAAACGATACCGCGTTCAAGACTTTCATGCAGAGTGTACGCGAAAATCAAATGTCGATTTTTGCGGGCAGTAGTGCGTCCGAAGTGGACGTGCGCGAAGAGGCACACGCAATAATGCGCGCGCTAGACCAGATCGAAGCAACCCTCGACGCCGCCGTTATGGCAGAGGCGCTTTTAGATCGCAAACAAAGGAAGTAGTACCGATGGAATCGACTACCCTAGAAGCAGCAGCAGAAAGCCTGCTCGCAACGGCTCCAGAACAATCTGGAGAAGATAATCTAAGTGAAGCTGTAGAAGCAATTACCGCGCCCGATGAAGATCAGGTTGAGGAAGTTGAGGCTGCAACTGAAAGCGAAGATGACGTTGAAGCATCCAGCGAAGATCTTGATGATCTTGATGATGTTGAAATTGACGACGAAGACCTAGTAGAAGCTACTGAAGACACCAATATGCTCATCCCCGTTAAGGTTGACGGAAAAGAAGAGAATTGGACACTGGATCAGCTCAAGCAATCTGCTGCGGGACAAGCGGCAATTAATAAGCGGTTCCAAGAGGTTGCTGAGATGCGTAAGCACACTGAGCAAACTCAAGCCGCATTGCAACAGCAGCAACAACAATTTATGCAGCTATACCAACAAGCACAACAAAACGGAGTGCAGGCACCCGTCCCACCATCCAGAGAGTTATTTGAAAATGATCCCATTGGGTTCATGGAGCAAAAACTTAAATACGATGAGGACAAGGTGCAATATGACTCCCAAATGCAACAGGTTCAACATATGCAAAATCAACAGCATCAGCAGCAGGCGCAGGCGCATCAAGCGTATCTGCAACAGCAGGCTGAGTCTCTTGTTCAGCATATTCCAGAATTGGGTAACCCTGAGAGCAGCGATAAAGTTAAGTCGGCTCTCGTAGAAACTGGCATCGAATATGGCTTCACTGCCGAGGAGATGCAAATGGTTACGGACAGCAGATATGTGCGGGCGTTAAATGACGCACGTAAATATAAGCAACTGGTTGCGAAGCGCAAACAAGCGCAGAAGAAGGGCGAGAATGTTCGTCCCGTTGTGAAGGCTGGTGCGGCCAAGCGTAAAGACGGAGATGCTGTAACTCGCAATAAGGCGCAAGCGCGCTTGCAGAAAACTGGCTCAATCGATGATGCATTGAGCTTGATCTTAAACCAGTAGTCTTTGAAAGGACAAAATAATGGCACAGCCATCCAATACCTTTGACAGTTATGATTCTGTCAATACAATACGTGAAGATTTATCTTCAGTAATTTATAACGTGTCGCCGGAGGAAACTCCATTTTACAGCAAGAGTTCAAAAAGTTCTGCCAAAAATACTTTGGTAGAGTGGAACACTCAATCGCTACGCGCGAGTGCGGCTAACGCACATATTGAGGGTGACGCAACAACTGCTGAAGCTCGGACTGCAACAACAAGATTGAACAATTCAACTCAAATCTTTAAAAATGCAGTCGTGGTTCCCGATACTGATGAGGGATTAGACCGCGTATCCAAGAACAAGCAAATTGCTTACCAGACTTTGCTAATTGCAAAAGAGCAAAAGTTAGACATCGAAAAAGCACTTTTCGACAATAACGCTAAAGTCGCTGGTAATGCTACAACTGCGAGGGAACTTGCAGGCGCTCCAGCTTGGATGACCACCAACGTGAACTTTGTTTCTGCAAGTTCTGGTGCTAATCCTAACGGCACAGGCAGCAACGCACGTACCGACTCAGGCGCTCCTACAGCGTTTACTCAGGCTAAATTTGACACAGTTATGCAGTCAATTTGGGAAGAGGGCGGCAAGCCAGACACAGTGTATCTATCAGCGTTCCAGATGAACGTTGCTCTAGGCTTCACTGGTAACAACAACCAGCGTTCATCAGTGCAAGCTGGCGACGAGCGTGTTATTAAGTCACTCGCAGTGTACGTGACTCCATACGGGAGTGTGGAGTTCATGCCATCACGGGAGAATCGTTCGCGTGATGTTTTCATATTGCAGGACAATATGTGGGAAGTCGCAATGCTGCGTCCAACCAAAAATGTTGCACTTGCAAAAACTGGTGATAACACAACTCGCCAAGTGGTGACAGAACTTACATTGGTTTGTAAGAATGAGGCTGCGTCTGGAATTATTGCAGACAACACAACTTCATAATATAATAACTTTAGGGGCGGCATTAGTCGCCCCTATTTTCAATTCAGGAGTTATTCATGCAGAAAATTATAGTTAACAGAATAAAAATTCTGTGCAGCAAGGGTAGAATAGAAAAGGGTGAAACTGTCATTCTGCCGGAAAGCGAAGTTGAGCAATTAAACTCACTGCGCGGCGATACGGTAACAATCTTAGAAACTGTGAGTGAGGCGCCGAAGGTTGCGCAGGCAGTTAAAAAGGTTGCCAGCAAAGCCACTGAAAAAATTGGCACGAAACGCAAACGTGCGCGCAATGCAGACGGCACTCTGAAGGGTGATGATCCATCAACGCCAAATGTGAATGAGGCTTGGGATGAGTCTTAATACATCAACTAAAATTTCAGAAAAGGTTTCTTTTGAAGGTGACAACGTGGTCATTAAGAAAACCTTTGACGGTTCTCAAATGCTCAAAGACGCGGCCCATGCGCGCGAAGTTACGCAAAACAGTTTCGGCTCTGATTATAAGCACGTCGGAAATGTAGATATGGGGATGCTATCTGTTTGGCTAAAAGAAGCTGGTGTTGAGTGGACGGATACCCAAGCAGTCAAAGATGTGTTAAAAAGGAAGTTGATGAGTAGCGAATTTAGCAACTTACGCGTCTGGCAGGGCAGTTACTAATGGAAATGGATATGATCTGGAGTGCAATTTTAACTTTGGGCATAGCCTTTGTTGGTTTCGTTTTACGTGGTTATATTTTGGAGCTTCAACGGCTCCAAATTTTAATCAATAAAACGAGAGAGGAATATGTAACTAAACCTGACAATAACACTGCAATGGATCGTGTCATAGCACGATTGGACGCGTTAGATTTAAAGATGGACAGGATGCTCGACAGATAAACTAAAAAGGCTCCGGCATGATTGATCCTATCAGTGCGATAACACTCGCCACAAGCGCATACAAAGGAATAAAAAAGGCTTGTGAGGTCGGCAAGGAAATTTCAAGTTTCACAGGCGCAATTTCTCAGTTTGCAAAAGCATCTGCTGACATTGATTTCTTAGAACAGAAATCTAAAAAACCTCCACTTTATAAAATTTTTTCGGACACTCAAAGTCACGCTTTAGAATTGTGGACTCAAAAACAAAAGCTGAAAGAAATGCGTGAAGAATTAAAGGATTATATTTCATTCGTTTATGGGCCATCTGCTTGGCGTGAGATTGTAGCTATCGAAGCACAACAGCGCAAAGAGCAACGGGACTTGGTTTACGCAAAAAAAGAGGCAATAGACAATCTTATAAACGGAATTATAATTACATTGATAATTTCAGTTGGTTTAGCAATCGCGGGCGGAGTTATTTGGTTTGTCGGAAGATCACAGGGTAAATGGTGAGTGATATTAGTTCAAAAAGGCAAAAAGTACGTTGTATATGGCAAACGTGGAAAAGTTGTTATAATAACAAGTCATAAGAATATAGCAAAAGGATACGCAAGGAGTTTAACAGATGACTGAATATGACCTAAACAGTAACGGCAAGATTGATCCAGATGAGCGCGAACTTATGCTAGAGGATCGCCGCCTGCGAATGGAAGACGCAGATCACAAGCGAGATGCACAACTCAAAATGACGTGGTTTGCCTTATTTGGCCTGCTGATTTACCCGCTTGGCATTGTTGCTGCGGATCTCATTGGGTATGACACCACGGGTCAGTTGTTGGCGGATATTGCCCCCACATACTTCATAGCTATATCGGGGCTTGTCGCTGCATTCTTTGGGTTCTCTGCGCTGGGATCTAAGAGATGAGTATTATTGCAAGCTTGATTGGCCCAGCAACTGAGATCGTTGGAAAATTTATTCAAGACAAAGATAAAGCCGCGGCGTTGAGCCATGAATTGAGTACGATGGCTGACAGGCACGCACAGGAGGCGATGTTAGCGCAGATAGCGGTTAACACAGCAGAGGCTAAGGGAAACTGGTTTCAAGCATCGTGGCGCCCTCTGTGTGGCTATGTGTGTGTTCTAGGTTTAATGGTTAACTTTCTTATATCTCCAATTTGTGCGGGCTTTGGTTTTATAATCCCGCAGGCAGAAATGTCGGTTATGATGCCGATCTTAACGGGTATGCTAGGTCTGGCTGGAATGAGAAGTTTCGAAAAAGTTAAGAAGGTAAGCAAGTAATGAAAGAAGATCCTAGATTAGCGCGGGCTGGTGTGTCTGGTTTTAACAAACCCAAGCGCACACCTAGCCACAAAACAAAGTCACACGTTGTCGTGGCCAAAGCAGGCGACGAGGTAAAAACAATTAGGTTTGGCCAGCAGGGTGTATCTGGCTCGAAAGATGGAACGGCCCGAAACAAATCATTTAAAGCGCGCCACGCAAGTAATATTGCGAAGGGCAAAATGTCTGCGGCGTATTGGGCAAATAAGGTGAAGTGGTAATGAGGATAAAAGATTTAACAGTATTTATCATGGGCGCCGGACTGATCTGCCTGCTTGGTTTCATAGTTTACGATGAGTTTGCGTTAGCGCGAGAGCAAGGTGGGCCGGTAGATCAAAACATCATTGAACTGCTCCAGATGAGCTTGACGGGCGTCATAGGCATTGTTGCGGGGCATATTAGCGGAAGGGAAAGCAAATGAGTTTGTATTCAAATATTCATAAAAAGCGTGAGAGAATTAAGGCTGGAAGCGGTGAGAAAATGCGCAAGGTTGGCACTAAGGGCGCGCCCAAAGCCAGCGCATTTAAAGCTGCTGCTAAAACGGCGAAGAAGAGAAAATGAGTAATGCAATGCGAAAATTGCAGGCGAAGATTGGCGTTTCTGCTGATGGATCGTTTGGGCCAAATACGGCGCGCGCAATCGCCAAGCATTACAAATTATCTAACAAGCGCGCCGCGCATTTGATGGGGCAGGCTCACCACGAATCCGGCGGGTTTAAATTAACAAAAGAAAACCTGAGTTACTCTGTCGAGGCTATGATGCGGGTTTGGCCTAGCAGATTTCCGACTAAGGAAAGTGCAGAGCCATTTGCGCGTAACCCAAAAGCGTTAGCTGAGAACGTGTATTTTGGGCGTATGGGTAATGATACGAAAGAAAAAGCCAGCCTATATTTGGGACGCGGATTTTTACAATTGACGGGATACAACAACGTCAAAGCATTTGCTTCTGATATGGGCTTGCCGGAGGTTATAGAAGATCCTTCATTGCTGGAAGAAGAATACGCGTTTGAAACAGCTATGTGGTTTTTTTCTAACAACGGTCTGTATAAAATTGCAGACACTGGTGTCGATGGCGAGGTTATCCGCAAAATAACGAAGCGGGTGAACGGTGGGTATCACGGCATCGACGATAGAATACACCAAACCACAAAAATCCATACTTGGTTGGAGAGTGTTTAAATGCACGATCAATTGGCCCGCGCAAGTGTTGGGCGGGCTGGTGAGTATTTAGCATTAAGCAGAATTTCTAGGGCTGGCCACGAATGTACGCTTGTCAACAATAATGTTGATGACGCTTACATTAAAACAACAAATAATTTGCTGCTAACCCTGCAAATAAAAACAGCAGGCTTTATTCCATTAAATTATAAATCCTACAGTTTCCACACAAGAAATCTATCAAAACAAAAAAGATCAGATATTTGGGCGTTTGTAGCCTTAGATATTGAGAAGATATTTTTTTGTCGAGGTGATGATTTATCAATAAAATCAGGTCACACGCGGTTAAGACCCACTATGTTTTTAAACGAAAAAACATTAATGAAAGAAGTTTTTAACTCTTTCTTCTAATTTACCTCTTGTAATAGTATATATAATATATATGTTAGGCATATAAACAGGAGGAGTTATAAAATGACACCACATAATTATTTAGAGTTTACTTGCCCATCAGCAATACCAGCTTGGGATCTTATCGATGATACAATTAAACGCGCTTTAAATTTTGCCGCAGAAGTTGCTCAAGATGAAGAAGAGGCTGGAGTTGCTCTTGAAGAAGGTCGGGACGAAGCCGCGTTTATGGCACGTCATTCAGGTTTAATTTAACCAATCAGGGGGGCTTCGGCTCCCCTTTAACTTATTGTCCAGAAGGAAAATCCAAATGACTATTCGATACGCAATAAATGCTTCAAGCACTAAGCTCTCTAAAAACTCAAATGATTTTGAGCTTAAAGAGGGCTGGTATAAGGGCAGGATGGTATATGCCCCAAGCGTGATTAGAATTGTAAACGGCATTAAAAATGAGCCACAAAAAACTTTTGATGACAAAGACAGTGCGCAAGATTGCATCAAAGATTTACCTAAAAACATAATCCGCGACACGTCTATTACTGCTTACTCTTACGAAGTTTTTGAAGTTGAACTTCATCATACTGGTGGCGTGAAGGAGGTGAGAAGTTGTTAGGAGGAAA